GCAGTTCGCAAGTTGCGAATCATGTTGTTTAACACAGTTAAGGTCAAAGAACGGACTTCTCCGGCTTGATAACCTGCGCCGAAATCAACTTCAGCGTCGAGGAAAGAATCATTATCGCGGTTAATGCCGTAAATGTCGTATGCTTCAGGAGCAGAATCAGCACGGTCAAAAGACGCAAGGTCGGCTCGAAGAGTATCTAATTCGGTATGGCTCGTAATTACCTTCAAAAGCGAGGTATAGTTGCGCTCAATTTCTGAAAGCGTAGCGTCACCGTAATGCTCAAGAGGCATAACTAACATCTTGTTCTGAACTTCAGAATGGTGCTTACCCATGTCTTCACGCATTTGAGCGCGAATGTCGCCAATACCGTCGTCAATTGCAGCCATTTCCATAGCCAATTCCGAGAAGTCGAACTGATGTGCGACAATCTTCGGACTCATGAACAATTGAGCGTAGGTTGGAGCCATTGGGTTCAAACCATCAGCAGCGGTCGAAAGACCGGCGTTTTCTGGAACACCACCAATAAAGTCCAATTGGGGAGAGGTTCCACCAATAGAACCGCTACCGCCGGTAATGGCGACAGAGAAGGTATTACCGCTTCCACCGGCAGGACGCTCCTTTAGCACTCTCCAACCGGAGGAAGTGTAGGGACGCTTTGAAAGCATCGAAAGGGCGTTACATTCACGGTTAAGCATAGACCAAACCTTTTGGCCATAAACAACGTTATAAAGGCCGGTAGTGTCGGAAATTCCGGTAGTGCCGGAACCAACACCAATCGAAAGGTCGTGTCCGGTGTGAATACCTGCAACCGCGCCTGCTTGCTTTAATAGCGAGTTTCCGGCGGCAAAGTTTCCTACACCGTATGTTTGTGCTTCTAAATCTGCAATTGTGTTAATATAACCACTCATCTTAAATCACCTCAAAGGTTTCCTCCAACTAGACGGTGAATATCGGACCAATCCATCTTGGCGATATCGTCTAATGTGGGAACGTTAGCAGCAGCCTCTTCTTGGGCTTTTGCGATAACTTCGCGTTCTGCGGTAAGCGACTTGCGAAGTTCGGTAAATTCTTCCTTGAGAGCAGTAATCTCGGAAGCAGCATCATAGTTCTGCTTTGCGAGAATGTTCTCACGGGAAGAGACTTCTTGCTCAAAGCGAGCAGCGAAAGACTTTTGGAGGTTATCGTAAGCAAGTTTCTCTAATTGCTCTTGGCGGAAAGCCTCGTAAGCCTTTTCGATGTTTCCAACCGAAAGGTCGAGAGTGCTAAGTTCTTCGTTATTGAAGGCCTTAACTACGGGAAGGTCGGAAGCCTTTGGCCTTCCACCTTCAATGATGATACGGTCGGCAGGTTCACCGATTTCGTTACCTGCGCCATCAAGAGTGGGAACGTAGGCTTTTGCCTCTTCATCCATGTATTCCATAGATTCTTCGTCTTCCATCTTTTCGTCCATCATCTTTTCATCCATCATGGATTCTTTTTCATCCATCATGGATTCTTTTTCATCCATCATTTCTTCTTCCTTTCGGAGTGTGTTCACTTCTTTCAGAAGTGTATCTAACTCTTCTAGGGCTTTTTCTAACTTTTCAGTCATTTCTTCTTCACCTGTTTTTTCTTGTTTTAAAATGTCAAACTTTGCTTCCGGGTTAATACCTTTTTCACAAATCGTGACTTCATGCAGTTCTAACTTAGAAATTTCGTTATATTGTCCTAATTCGGGATTTGATTTTTTGACTTTCTGTAGTGCTTGTCCACCAATGCTAAAAGAACGGAGAGAACCTTTTCTAATTCCTCTATTAATCTCCTTGGCTTTTTCGATATCATCGCGTAGTTTGATAACAACAAAGAATCCTACATCATCAACTTCAGTTTTGAAAAGTCTTCCTTGTTTATCTCTGTAAGAGTCCACTACTTCTCCGACTTGAACATTTGAATGATTAGTCATTACGTTTCTAAATGACTTCTGTTCCATGAATTTCTTAACTGCTTCGTTAAGTGCTTTGATTGTGATGAGGTCATTCTGTTTGTCCACAATTTCAATGCTCGCATATCCGCCAATCATTAAATCGTCGTTGCTCTTTAGAATGTTGAAATCTCCACGATTGGTATTCTCATGGAGGGTGTCTTCCATCTTCCTCAACCCCTCTTCTCGCTTCCACTACATAAAGGCCTACCTTCTTCAAGAAGGGATGGTCAATTTTTTATACCTGTCGTTATAGATGTTCCATAATCCGGTGTCTGACTTTTTATCTGCCGGAGTTTGCTTATATCCGGTCCAAGCAAGCCACATTTCCTTTCCATCAACCGGAACAACTCTAACGTGTAGTTTAGTTTCAAACTTATTTCCTTTGAGGAAATATTCATGGTATCCTTCTTTTTGAACACCAAGTTCGATGGTTCCTTTATCAACTAACTTTTCTCTATCCTTTGTCTTAGAAACCTGAGCAGGGAATTTTCCTGCCTTTCCAAACAATTCAAAGAGAGCGTCTTCTCCTTGAAGGTCAATGAACCAAACTAAATTTTCATCACCAATTTTGATACTCAAATCAAGGTTATCATCTTTTCTCATGTATAATTTAAATACTCCTGTTCTATATTCTTCAGGGGTCTTATACGCTTTTGTTAATGGCTCTTTGATTAATTTATCAGCATCAGCACTTAGTTTCTTAGATGCAGTATCATAATTGATTCCATCTCTTTGGCTAGCCCATTCTGGTAATTTTTGCAAATTGCTCTCTAAAACATCTTCATATTCAGATGGCTTATTTTTAACTAAGAAATTATGAACTTCTTTTGGACTCTTTGGCCCTTGTTCTTGAAGATAAACAATAATAGAAGAAGCGATCAAACTTTGTTTAGTTTTCATCACTTCTTCTGCTTGTGTCTTCCACATATCTAAGTTAGCAATAGCGTTCTTAGACATAAGGTTAGACTCTTCGAACCCATAAATAGTAAAGCCATCAAAATCAGATTTAATGATAAGAGTAGCGTCACCATGAATATGGTCAGTAATTTGAATACCTTTTTCTAATGCTCTCACATCGTAATTTAGTGAACGCTTCGTGTCTTTTGAAAGCATCTCTAATGTGACTAATTTATCAGGTTGTTCCACTTCAGGAATCTCAATAACCTTTGCTGAGAAAACTGTGAATCTATCGCCTGAAGCCTTCACTTCGTCCACTTTCACACGGATAATGTCGCCTATATTGGCAGAAATTTTGGTGTTAAGAGCCTTTCCAACGTCCATAAACGTCCGACCGTCCACTTCCTTGAAGTGCTTACCTTCTCCTTCTGTCGGGCCTGCACCGAGCGTATATGAGAAAAGGTTGCTCTTAGTCTTCCTTTTATCGAGAACGATGAGGTCAAGGTCCACGAATTTCTTCCACTTAATCCATTTTGGATTCTTTCTTGTTCCAATGTAATAAGTGGAGGTAGCATCCTTAATGACGACACCTTCTGCGGTAGGCATTTCCATAATTTCTTCAGAATATTCTTTGATATCCTTTAGATTGTCAGCCATTCGAGTATCTTTCTTAGAAGGATAAGCGATAGCATCAGAAGACTTAGCCGAGTAATTGTTGAATAGAATGGTAACTCTGTCTTCTAACGGTTCTTCGACAAGATTTCTATTCTCATGTCGCATAATATCAAAGACGTGAACTCTTAATTTAGCGTCTGGATATTTGTTTTTAAAGACATGAGCGATGGTATCAGCACGATGAAGTGCTTCATTACCGTCAAAAAGAATTAACTCTGCATCTAAAATACAGTCACCGTATTCCTTCTTCTTTAATTCCTTGACCTGTTCAGAACATTTATCGGTAATGTCCTTTTCATTATATGAATAAATTTTAACAGACCCATCAATCTTATGTAATTGAATTCGCATTCCATCATACTTTTCTTGAATGACCCAATCACCACTAAAACCTTTTAGTTCGTTTAGGTCTTCAATATCAAAAATACGATACATAGGTTTGTTAGGAATGATAAAGTCTGACTGTGCCTTCTCGGTATCAGACTTCTCAATATCCTTAACTTCTTCCCATTCCTTTTCTTTATGTTCAGAGAGATAAAACATCTCTAACATATCAAGAGCCTCTTCAACGGCGGTATCAACCTTCTTTGAGTCTTTTCCGTCGCCGTATTGCTCCACAATATAGAGGGGTATGTCGTCCACTTCTAGGTCAAGACCTGCGTAGCCGTCCGTAATCGTGTCCGGTTCCATGTCTTTAATGCTCCAGACTTTCTCTGGAAGAGCATCATTTCCCATTCTTAGAGCGTAATGCACAAACTTAGCCATCGTTTCAGGCTCTCCGAGTAATGCTTCAAGAACTTTATCTTTGAATTTTTTAGTGAATGGGTCGTTTGCTTCTTCCGCATTCATTCTCATATCCTTTACTGCCGCGTATAGTTTTTCGGCAAGTGGAGTTTGAGGGTCTTTAACATCTTTGTCTTCAATTAACTTCTCGTCAATATAGTCCTCTAACACACTACCTAATGCATTAGTTTTAGAATACGCTTGCTGTAAAGTTTCAACAGCGTTTCGCCAACGACCACCGTATTCTTTGGGGTCTTCTCGCGCAGAAAGATATGCTACGCGAGTCTTCTCAAATAAGCGAATAATCTCTTCAGATGGAGATTCTTCCTTATCAAGAAGAAGAGGCATGAAACATCACTCAAGACTCTTCCCTGTTCGGGCGGGGGGAGCGTTAATTGCCTCAATAAATACATCACTAATTTCATATTCTCCTGAACCCTTGCCCCTTACGGCTCGCATTTCAACTCGAACATCTAAATTAAAAGATAAACTAGGGCTAAATGATGAAGAAGATTCTACTGTTGACTTACCAAACTCCTTTTCTAGCATATCGGTAAGTTTAGTAATATCTCCCTTTTTTCCTATTAAAGAGCGAAATTGAGAAAAAGCAAGTTCAAGATGGTTAACGCCCTTCTTCATTTCCTGACCCGCAAGACCATAACCTGAATGAGTTTCTTCACTTTGGGTCTTAATCTTAGTCTTATCAGCCTGAGCCTTTGGTCGCTTTAACTTGGCG